TCATTTTACAGGGCATGCTCCGCGCAAGCCAGGAATCAATACAAGGTCGCCAAGTACGCCCTCAACGGTCTGATGGGCGCTGCAATGCTTCGAGTAGGCGAGGAACGACATCACCCGCTGCCTCACAAATTCCAGGTCGATTTCGCCGTCGTGGTACTGGGCCGCCATTTGCTTGAAGGCCAGGCGCGCCCGCTTGATGTTCCGCTTGCGTGGCAGGATGTGCGTCGGCCAGATGCGATAGCCGCAGAAGTCGATGCCGCGCTGCCAGGGGTGAATCGCGGTCTTCGGGTTCAGCGATAGCGCCAGGCCATTGACCGCCTCGCCAAGCTCGCGCATGACCTTCTGGGCGGCCGCCTTGTCTGGAACGATGGCGACGAAATCATCCATGTACCGGACGTAGAAGCGGATGCCCATGTCGTCCTTGGCGATGTGATCCAGGCGGTTCAGCATGATGTTCGCGGCAAGCTGGCTGGTCAGGGCGCCGACCGGCAGGCCGACGCCGGCCTCGTGACCGTAGCCGCTGATGACCTTGCGCCACAGCCAGAGCACGTCCTTGTCTGAAATGGTGCGCTCCACCTCGCTCATGAGCACGTCGTGCCGGATGCTGGCGAAGTATTTGCTGATGTCGGCCTTCAGGACATAAACCTTGTCGCCCCAGTTCCGTTTCGCCACGCGCAGGAAGTGTTGCGCCCGGAAGACGGCGCGCTGGGTGCCTTTATCGACGCGACAGGCAAACGAATCCGGGATGAATTTGCGCTCGAAGAGTGGATCGACGAGGCGCACCAGGGCATGGTGAATCACGCGGTCAGAAAATGGCGGCGCCTGGATCATGCGCATCTTCGGCTCGAAGACGGTGAATTCGCGCTGCTTGCCCGGCGTCCAGGTCTTCCAGATCAGGTGGTTTTGCAGGTTGATCAGGTTCTCTTCGAGGTTGCTGGCAAAGCGCATCACCTCAAGGCGATACCGCTTGCCGTGGCGCGCCTCCTGAAAGGCTTGGTACAGGTTCTCGAATTCGATCAGTTTGGCCCAGAGGCCGTTGGTTGTTTTCGGCATGTTGTTCTTGTGGGTGGTCGGGCGCCGCCACGTTCGCCGGTTTCCCGGCTACTGGCCGCAGCGCCCTGTTCATCTTCGACAGCATGGTCAGGACAATGGCCCCAAAGGAAATGCGCTGGACGGCGGCCACTTGAGCCGCTCGCCTTCTGGCGTCAGTCGTTTGCGAGGCGGCCGCCGATGTTCGTGTTCGAGTTCGACGCGGCGTTGTTGACGTTGAGATAGAACATGCCGGCGTTCGCGCCGTTGCTCCAATTGCCGCCGTTACTAAGCCATTGCCCCTCAAAAATCGGTGAGGGTTACATGGCGCTCCCTTCGTGCTTGATCCACGCGCCGACCATCTTGCCTATCTCGTTCGTGTGTCGCATCCAGACTTCCAGTCGGTTGGTGTTGATGTAGCCCATGCGGTGAGCCTTGCGGACGAATCCCCGGAAAACCTCAATCTCAACATCGAGGTCAAACAGCGCGCCGGACTTCTGGCGACGCTTCCAGGCAACCACGGTCAGCCGCATGATCTTGTTCATGGCCGTGCGCATTTCGGCGCACAGCAAATGGCGTTCGAGCTTCGGGAACTGGTGCAAAACGGTGTGCGTGTAGGCGTCCAGTTCCTCCAGCTTGGTCATCAAGGCAAGGTGAGCCTCACTCAAGCGTCCGCTCCCCTTCGTCGTGCTCGATGTTCGCCTCGCAATGGCCAGGGTCGATCTTGTCCAGCAGGCGGCAGAGCAGACAGCCCCAGACCTTCCCCTTGCGCGCCGCCTTGCCGGCCCGGCTGCTGACGGTCTCGTCTTCGCTGCCGGTGCGCCCGACCAGTGCCGCATTCAGCGCCTGGTCGTTGGCTACTGCGACGGGCCACGCCCGGTTGCTGCCCATGACGGCCGCGCCAAGGGCGATCAGGTTGCCGGCCAGCGCCATGAGCATGGAGCCAATCAGCAGCCCGATCCGGGCGCAGTAGCGTTTCATGACCGAGTCCTTACCAGGCGATACCGGCAACGTCTTCCGGCGTTGCGGCTACGTCGATCAGGTCTTCGGCAGCCTGCCGGCGGCCGATCAGCGCGCCGGACGCGGCGGCGTAGGCGTTCATCTTGCCCAGCACGCGCGATGCCAGTTCAACCACGGGCAGCGAGCGGGCTTCGGCGATGGCGGTCAGCAGCGGCGCAGCAGCTTGCGGGTCGGCGGCCAGGGCTTCGGCTTCCTTGACTTGCTGCGGCCAGGACTGGATTTCGCGCTCCGGGTAGGAGGCGGCCAGGGCAGCCACGGCGGTATTGCATGCCTCGTTGATTTCGAGGCGCTTGGCCGCCTTCACGGCTTCCAGCTTGGCGTCGTCGCCGGCATCAAGCTCAAGCTCGCCCAGGAATTCGCACGCCGCCAGATCGCAGGCCGGGATTTCTTCGGCTTCGCCCTTGATGGTGACGGCGACAAACAGGCGGTCGGCGCGGTAGTCGGCGGGAACGATCCAGGCTTTCACCTTGGCATCGGCGGCGATGGTCGCCAGCGGAACGGTCTTTTCGACGCCTTCCACGGTCACAACCAGGGAACCATTTTCGATTTTCATTCAGTGCTCCTTGTGAGAGGGATGGGCGGCCCGCTTGGCGGGCCAGCCCGATTACATGACACAGGTCACATGACCCATTACACCTTTGCGAGGCGGCCGCCGATGTTCGTAGCCGAGTTCGACGCGGCGCCGCTGACGGTGAGATAGAACACGCCGGCGTTCGCGCCGCCGCTCCAATTGCCGCCGTGGTACGCCACGCAACTGGGGTTCTGGTAGAAGTAGTCGCCATAGGTGCCGTTGCCGGCGGTCGCGTTCGTGGTTTCGGCGGCGAAGACGGTTGCCAGGTCGTAATCCGTGCCGCTGGCGGTCGCCATCGTGACGGGGTAGTTGCTGCCCGGCGCCGTCAGGCTGGTGGTCTGGTAAGCCTTGTTGCCGTTCTTGTCCCAAATCTTGTACTTGGAACTGGCGTCGGTTTGCAGGCCATCCACCATCTGCCAGACGTTGCCCCACAGACCGACAATGCCGCGCCAGGTGGCTTGCGCCACGGTGGCGTTATCGACGGCCAGCGCGGACGAACCGGAGACATGGCCTTGTCCTACCAGCGTCTGGCTATCGGAACCGCCGATTTCGATCAGCGCCAGGGTCTGGATCGCAGAAAGCTGGTAGATATTCCACAAGCCAAAGCCAGTGACGCCGCCGGTGTTGCGGTTGGTGGCGCGGGTCTGCATGGTCGGGAAGTCGATGGAAACCAGCGGCGTGAGGCCGGCGACGGAGCCGAGCTTGGTGCCGTCCGTGGTGCCTTGGTACTTGCCCACCCAGAACTGGTCGATCTGCGCCCCGGCATTCATGAAGGCCGGATGCACCGAGAAACCGGAGACGGGCTGGTCGGAAACCATCCAGTAACGCTTGCCGGCATAGGTGCCAGACGGGACGGTGCCGGTCTTCAGGTAATACTTCGGCACCTTCATCATGGCCTGGCCGTCGATTGTCTGCGCAACCACGCCGGCATAGGTCGGATGGTTGTTGAAGGTCGCGGCCGTGGTCGTGATGGCGTTGAAATTCTCGTCGATGCGCTGCCATGTGCCCGCGCCGCCGCCGGTGGCCGTGCAGACAATGCCGATGATCTGGGCGAATTGCTGCTTGGTCGTGAAAGCGATGTCGGAAGACCACTCGGAGGCGCCAAGGCTGGTGCCGGTGTGGCGAACGCGCATCACATACTGGGTCTGCCCGGCAACCAGGACGCCGGCAGGAACCGTGTAGCTGGTCTTTGCCGTGGTGCTGGCGCCGGAGTCATGAAGCGGGGCCGCCCAGGTGCCGCCGGCAAGGCGAATCTGCCACTGGCTGGAGGCGTGGGTATCCGCGCCGCCGGTCGTGGCGAAGGCGGACGATTGCAGCGTCGGCTGTTCCGGGACTTCGGTCTGGCCGTTGGTCGGCGTGGTGACGGTCGGGGTATTGACGTAGGCGTAGCTCGCCTTGGTCGTGAAGCTGGTGATCGTCGCCCAATCGGACACGAGGCCGGCAACGTCCTTGACGCTGGCGCGGACGTAGAAGGTGGTATTGACGGCAAGCACGCCAGCCGGAACCGAGTAGGTCATGGCCGACTTTTCGCCGGAGTCGTGCAGGACGCTGGCAAAGGTGCTGATGGTGCTGATCTGGAACTGCGCCGTGGCGAAGGCGTTGCCGGCCGGGCTGACGTAGTTGGATGCGGTCAGTGTCGGCGTCTCGATGACGTTAGTGGCGCCGGTGGCTGGGCTGCTGATCGTGGGCGCGTTCGGGCGCATGAGCGGATTGACGTAGCCGCCCTGCTCAGTGCCGCCGCCGAGAGCGACGATGTGCTTGATAACCATCGGCTCGCCATCGACCACCATGCGCAGGTAGCCATCGCCGCGCATTGGCACGACGTATTCGTAGTCGGCGAAGCCTTCCGGCACGCCGCTGGTACCGCCGCCGGAACGACGCACCGACCAGGCGCGCTCAGTCCATGCCGTGGTGTAGGCGTCGCGGAAATACAGTCGGGCCTCGCCGGCATTCAAGCTGCGGCGAATGACGACGGCGCGCGACGTGTTGTTGTCGCCCAGGTTGAGCGCACGCGACACCCACTGACCGCCGATGGCTCCATCGACGCCGCCTTCAGGCCGTGCAACGAGCGTGGAGCCGGTCAGCTTGGCGCCAGCGCCCCAGTTACGGGACAGGTTGGCCGCCAGGCGCAGGCGCGTACCGGAGTGAATCGCGGTGATCCGCACCAGGGCGGTATCGGTCGCGTCGGACAGAAGATAGTCTTCGCCGACCTTCACGCCGCTGGTATCGGCGATGTCCAGGGAGTCGTCACCCATGATGCCGGAGGTGACGGAAACGCCCAGGTGATTTTGCAAGTTGTAGCCGGCCGCGAAAAGCTCGAAGGCGATGCGGCGGTTACGGTACAGCCAGTCCAGGGTAACGGCGTTCTGCACTGACGTTGGCGATGCCAGTCCGTTCAGGGTGCCCGAAATGCCGCCGATCTGGGTGACGATGGCGTTGATCGTCTCGGATAGGTTCGGCTTGCCGGCGCGGGCCGCTTGGATTTCCGACTCGATGGCCTCGGTGCGGTTGTCCAGGTTGTCGAAATTCTCGTCGATTTCCTGGTAGCGCACGTTCCACAGGGACGGAACGGCATCCGGTTCATTGTTCGGGATGGGGGTAATACTGGGGTTAGGCAACATTGAGGGCTCCTTGGATCAAAAACGTAGCTTCAGGGTCACGCCGTAGGTCTCCCCTTCTTCCGTGAATTTCGGCGCGAATGTCTTCCAGCCGACCAGATGCCCATCAGCGTCGATGAGACCAGCCTCGGAAATGACGCCGCCAACGATTTCGCTTGAATCGACGACGCCCTTGCCCGTGACAGAAAGCAAATCTTCTTGGGAAATTGAGGTGAGCGGCTTGCGCAGCACTTCGTGATACAGCGCAGTTGCGCTGCTGCCAGCCGCCTTTGGCGTCATATCGGCGTTGTGCCCCCCGTCGCCAAATGCCACATAGGCAATCGGCGCAAGTGTTGCAACGCCGGCCATGTGTGCGGCCAGGCGTTGGCGGAATCCATTGACTGTAACGGCCTCAGACACACTCTACTCCTTGATGATTTCGAACTCGAAAGCCGGGTTTCTGGGGCCGCCGAGCTTCCATTGACCGGAAAGAGTCAGCCGGGCAGGCTTCGGTGGCAACATGACGGCAGGCTTGTGATCGTGGATTCTGAACTCGCCAAAACGCGGATAAACGGTCATTTTCCGGCTACGGAGCCGGCGCCCGTCTAGGCTGAAATGCCCGATCTGATAGGCGCCGCCGACCGTCCATGTGCCATCAAGGCGGCGAACGCGCTCAAAAAGCTTCGTTGGCGGGTCGGGAATGAAATACTCTGGCTCAGGATCGGCGGGTATCGTTTCGACTCGCCACACCAGCGTATCGCCGGTTATTTCAACGTCAGCAAGGCCACTCGCCCGGCAACTCTTCAGGCGCCAATCGACCTTTCCGCCCTCCAGCTTCCCGAGCTTGAACGTGCCGAATTGACTTGGGAGGCGCGCCGGCTCGCCGTCGATACCCAACTTCCATCGGCCATCGTTCGCCTCGGTGATAACCCGACCGCACCACGGGTAGCGAATCGGTATGGTCTTGTCCATCGCCAGCGCGTAGCCCATCGAAACGGATACGCCAAAGGCAATGCGCAGCCAGAACCGGAACACGGGCAGCAGGCGCGCCGGGATGACCGAGCGGATGATGTGGATCAGGCTGGCAATCGAGCGAGTATTGACGCTGAAATCCAGCGAAATGAGGATTCGACTGGTCAGGAACATACCGGCGGTATTCACCTTTCGGTTGGCCCGGCTTTCATCGGCGCCGACAATGCGCCGTCCAAGCCCCCAGGAGCCGTCCAGCTTCACGCCATCCTCGCCGACTTGATGCAGCCACCACGCGAAGCTTGGTTTTGTGGTGTAGAGCGCCGTCGGGTACGGGCTTTCCTTGTCGTGCCAAAGCTGCTCCACATCGCATTCGTTGGGAAACAGCATTTGCAGGTAGGTGCGCAGGAAATGCAGGCCGCGCCCCTGAACGTCGCCAGACTTCCAGGCCCGGTACAGGTAGCGCGTTGCCGCCTCTTCACGGTCGCCTTGCAGCAGCACCAGGCCGTCGGTATTGACCGCCTTGCGCACCAGATCAAGGGAGCCAAGATGCGCAGCACCAAGAACGTTCGCGTCGAACGAGTCTCCCGCAAGGTTGGCGCCGAACAGATCGAGGAATAGCTTCTTCAGGTCGGCCTCAACCTCGTTTTCGGCAAAGCTGCCTTCGAGAGGAATCAGGCGCGGAAGTTGGGCGTTTTGGAAGTCAAGAGACATGGCCGCTCACTACCCGCCCCAGGACGGCGTGACGATATTGACCGTCTCGACGGTAACGGAGAGGCTTTCCGTGGAGACGTAGCGCCACATTTCAGGCCGGGCAGCCAGCGCTTCAGGCTCCAGAATATTGACGGTCAGGTCGGACTCGCCGCCGGAGAGCGCTGCAACCTTCTCGCGCAGCAGCGCATAAACGCGCTGATAGAGCGGGCGATTGCGTCCGCGCCGTGATGCAGCCGCCGCCTCACCGAACTCCGACAAGATGGCCTCGATGATCTTCTGGCGCACGTCGGAGGCGACGTAGGAGGTTGCTACTCTGGCGCTGATGGTCATGGCGATCTTCGAGCGAACCGGGGTAAAGAAGCGCACCTTGTAGCTGTCATCGGCGGCCAGGATGGCGGCCTTGATTTCGCGCTGGGTGTTGGTCAGCGATTCATCGGCGATCACTGCCGGCGGAACTGGTGCGGCCGGGTCTTCTTCGGTCAGGATGCTTTCTTCGCCGGTGCTCGATAGACAGGCGACGAATAGGGTATTGATGTTATCGAAGCTGGGGCCTCGCGCCCGTTCTTCAGCCGATTCATTCCAGACCGACAAGAAGCGCAGCGTCGGAAAGTTCCTGCGCACCAAGAAATCGAACTCGCCCAGGAATACCGCATTTCCGTCATAGACAGACGGGTAGCGCGCCAGGTCTCGCAGCACCGACATGGGCGGCGGATTCTGACCAGGCAGCAGCATGGCATCCATCTTCATTTCGATGGCCGCCTCCAGCGGAGAGCCAAGGTACTCGAACGAAAACGGGCTGCCAAACGCCGGGCTTATGTCGCCGGCGGTATAGAACACGGTCAAGGTAATGGCGGCGCCGTCTCGTGGTTGCACGCCGACCACGCCATCAAAGCCGAAGCGGACATAGACGCGCTGGCGGTCATCGGCCTCGATGTGGAATACCCGGTCATCCGGGAAGGTGTTGACGTAGCGGTCGCGGTAGGAGAGTTCTCCATCGCCATCGCTCACGGAAACGCCGCACAGGTAGGAATCGTCTTCGGATGGCGGTATTTCAATGGCGTAGAACGGCTCGCTACCGCTGACGGTGTGGCGAACGACCAGCGAGCGCAGTTGCACCGCCTCGAATGTCGCCTCTCCATCTGCCGGCACGCTGGCCGGTGTCTCGATCCTGTAGGAAAGCCCAGATGAATCAAGGATCGTTCTCCCTGATTCGATAACAAAGACCTCTCCGCCCTTATTTGCAGCTCGAATCCGCACCCTTGCCGGAGCCGCCTTGCGAACGATTCCGCGCATTGCAGCATCGGCCAGAACGGTAGCGTCCCGCGTTTTCTCGAACGGCTCAGACATGGCCGTTTCAAGCTGGGCGGAGAACATCGCCAGCATGGTTGCCATTGCATCAAGATGCTGTAACACGCGCGGGTCTCCGGCCTGGTACAGCGGAGCAATGGCCGGGTAGGATGAAATCGAATCGCGGATTGCCCGCTGAAAATCTGCCTTGGTCAGCATGTCACGTCCTCGGAACCTCGATCACTTGGCCGGCAACCTCGATCACAAGATCAAGGCGATCAGGCGGCGTCTGAACGCCATAGAGGTTGATCGATCCAGCAGGGAGCGCCTGAAGAACGGTCACATCGGAGCGCAGCTTTTGCAGGAACGCATCCGGCGCGCCGTCGGTCTGCGGCTGCTGCAATAGAGCCTTCACGTCCTGCCCGTAGTCAGAGCCCAAATAGCCATTCACTGGCGTTTTCAGCCAGTGTCCGACCATGCCCTGAATTTCATTGCCCGTTATCGTCGCCATGCCCTAATCCTATGGGGCTGGCAACGTCTGGCGACGCGGGTTTTTCCGCGATCAGGCGTTACTCAGTCCGCCGGTGACGATATGGGCAATGCGGCGATCCTTCAGGTCTTGCCCGGCATCCTGCGACGGGGCTGCGACGGCGGCTGCCTTCTTCGTGTCGGCGGACGCCATTGGGACAGCAACCGTTGGCGCCTCGGCAATTGGCGGCGCTGTCGGAGCGACTGAAACCGGCGGTGCGCTTATGCTTGCGACAACAGGCGGCGCCGGCGAGGCAATGGCGGATGATGGTGCCTGCTGTGATGCGACAACCCCTGGTGTGGCCGGACTCCCTGACGCGCCGCCGGGCGCCTGGGCAAGGCTTCCGTCATTGGCTGACGCCAGGTATTTGGCGTACTTGCTCTCTCGGTCATCCAGGCCGTTTGTTCCGCCATTGATCTTCTTCGTTACAGCGAGAACATCGCCGCGCTTTGCGGCATCGCCTAGCTTGTTCTTTTTCCAGTACCAAGCAGCAATTTTTGCAGCGTTCTCAGGCTCCGCCGCCAGGTCTGGATTGTTTGCAAGATCAAGGCCGAGCGCCTTGCCGGCTGCCGTGTAATTGTCCCGCCCGGTGAGTTGAACGTGGCCGCGCCCACGGAAGGCGTAAGCATCGCCTGGATTCACGTTCCCCATGCGGCCGCCGTACATCGCCTCGGCAACAGCTTCCGGCCCTTGCGCCATAGCCGCCTCAACGGCTGGCTTTCCTAGCTTTCTGGCGCTGCCACTGACGGCCATAAGCCTATCGGCACTGCGGTAGTTGAACCGCTCTTCCATCTTCGTGAAGCCGCCGGACTCGTGATCCATCTGGGCCATGAACATGGCCTGCTCTTTGGGGTCAGTGATACCGGAGGCAGCCATCTGACTGACGAGCGCAGCCTTGTTCTCGGACGCTTTCCCGGTGATTCTTGCTTTGGCGGACTTCGCCACATCAACCGCTACGTCAGTGCCGTACTTTACGGCCTCGCCGGTGGCTTTTATCCCCTTGCCAACGGTTGTATTGTTGGCAACATACTCGGCACCTTGCTGAACCTTCTCGACAGCCTTGGTGCCGACTTCAACAGCTTTCGTCTTGACGGCCGCCGCTGCTGCGCTGGCTGCCTCCGCCGTCTTCTTGGCGGCATCCTCGACCGCCTGAATCGCCGGCCCGATAACCGGGATAGACTTCAGCCCTTCATAGGCGGATGTGAATAGGTTTGCAATCGTGTCCCATCCGGCCTTTGCTGAATCAACAAAGCCGCCCCAGGTCTTCCCGATGGTTTCATAGGCTGACTTGAATCCAGCGACAACGCCATCCCAGGCGCCAGTGATCGTACCAACGATGTCGGCATTGCGAAGATCATTGGCCCAGCCCCCTACGGTGTCGCCGATTATCTGCCCAGCCTGGTCGCCAAAGAACATGCCGACGGCACCGCCCAGGACGCCGCCGATAGCAACCCCTATAGGGCCGCCGATTGCACCCGCCATTGCACCCAGCTTGGCGCCGGCGAGCATGCCGCCGACACTACCGGCGAACCCGCCAACTGCCTTTCCTGCTTTTTCATCCTTCTGACGCCGGGTCAGCGAGTCGTCGGTTTCGCTGCTGTAAATGTCGGAGGCTGCTCCGACTCCGCCGATCAGCGCGCCAAGCAGCGGGATGCGGCGAAGCATGCCCTTGCCAGCACCAAGCAATCCTTTACCAGCACCCATCAAGCCCTTGCTGGCTCCGCCAAGCATCCCAGCGCCGCCGGCCAGCATCGGCCCGATAACCGGGATTTTCGACAATAGGCCGGACATCATGCCAAGCAGGCCGCCGCCGTCTCCGCTGCCCTTTGCTTCCGGTTTTTCCTCAAGCAGCTTCAAGCTCTTGTTTGCCGCCTTCGAATAGGCCGTCTCTTCCTTCCTGAAGACGCTCAGGGTCGAGAAGATGCGCCGGAGAAAGCCGGTCTGCTTCTTGTCCTCACTGCCGCCGGTCAGCATTTCATAGCCGCGCGCCATCGGCTGGGCTACCTCATTGAACGCCTTGACGGCCGGGTCTGCCTCTTCCATGCCGCCGCTTGAGTCGGCAACAGCGCCGACGATACGGTCAGCAATCGAGCGCAATGCGCCAGTATCGGCATCGTCCGCCGCATCATTTGGCAGCAGCCCATCCGGGCGGCCATCGCCCTTGGTGAATCTTCCGCGCCCATCACGACCAGCAGGCTTTGCTACTGACTGTGGCGACTTGCGCTCCGGGCGCGTTATGGCGCCGGATGCGCCAGGCTTTGCCGATGTCGACGCGACTTCGTTTCCTTGCCCGCGAACCGGCATGACAGCCTTCCGCAGCAGCGCTGGAATCTCATCGCTGTAGCGACGGGCCGGAATTGCTGACGCCGCACGCTCTCGGCTCCTTGGCGCTGCCTTGACGGCCGGGTCTGCCTCTTCCATGACGCCGCTTGAGTCGGCAACAGCGCCGACGATACGGTCAGCAATCGAGCGCAATGCGCCAGTATCGGCATCGTCCGCCGCATCATTTGGCAGCAGCCCATCCGGGCGGCCATCGCCCTTGGTGAATCT